ATGAATCGAGCGAACTGGTTCGTAGTCTCTCCCGAGGGCGCCAAAGCCGTGGGGCAACTGCATCACTTTGTGACCGCGGGCACCTCTCTGCCGCCGAAACTGGTGCATCTGGTGTTTTTGCGTGTGTCGCAGCTAAACGGCTGCGCCCACTGCATCGACATTCATACCCGTGATCTGCTTAAGGAAGGCATGCCGTTCGACACAATCGCTCTCCTACCTGTTTGGCACGAGGCCGCCTATCTATTCTCGGAACAAGAGCGCGCCGCACTGGCATGGGCAGAGGAAGTGACGCTCGTGAGTGAAACCCATGCATCTGATGAGGCGTACGAAAAAGTAGCCGCAGTATTCGGCGAGAAAGACCTGGTCGACCTCACGCTCACCATTGCGGCCATGAACGCGATCAACCGGATGGGCGTGAGCTTCAGATTGAAGCCCCGCGCCAAGCCCGCTGCGGAGAAGTAGCGTACGGCACGCCGGAGATCGTCCTGGCTTTGTCCGGGCCGAGGCGCTCGTAGGAACCATCGGTGGCCTACTCACCGCAAGGAACGGGCGGAGCAAGCCCCGCCCACATAGTGCCTTAACCCTGGACTTCCGCCCGGAAGGCAATCTCAATCAGCTGCTCGGGGAAGGCCAACGCCGAGACCCCGATCAGGTTGCTGGCCACCTGCGGCACCGGCTGGCCATACACGGCCGGCCGGACTTTGCTACTGGCCGCGAAAGCGGCCGGAACGTCGATGACGAACAGCGTTTCCTCGACCACGTCCGCGATCGACCCACCCAGCTCTGCCAGCAGCACCTGCGCGTTCTCGTAGGTGCGCCTCATCTGGGCTTCCATGGTGTCGAAGTTGGCGGGCTTGCCGTCGGCCCCCAGCTCCGCCGGCGCAACCAGTTCGCCCTGCGGCGTGTGCGAGAGCTGGCCGGACACGAAGATCGTGTTGTTGACGCGGACGGCCTGTACGTACCCGTAGGCCGATTCCCACGGCACTCCGAAGCTGGCGGTCTTTCGATTGGTAGCGTTCATCATTGCTCTCTCTGGTGAAAGGGCAAGTGTGGCAAGCATTTTGAGTCGACCGCCTCCCCTGAACGGGGGATCAGATTCGAGCGCGGGACAGCTGCTCTCTACCTGCCTTGACCCACGCCTTCATCGGATCCCTCGCCCTGGGCTTGGTCTCCTTCGGCGGTCGGCGCGGTTCCAGCGCTTCCTTGATCCGCGCCAGTTCCAACCGCCCGACCTCGGCCAGGCGCCGGGCCTGTTGCCGCTGCTCGCGGGTCGGAGGCAGGCCGGGCAGTGGCGGCTCCGGTTGGATCGGGGTGCTGTCGGTCAGCCGGGCGACGGCCTCACGCAGCGGGAGCTCGGGGTAGAGCCTGGCGGCGCACCAGCGCTCGGCATACCGCTTCGCCTGCCGGACGTTGGCGGCGCGCACTTCCTTCACCTGCCACATCTTCTGGCCTTCCATCCATAGCCGGACCCCAGGACCGCCATCGGGCGTAACGCTGGCCGTCTCCCGGCCGTTGTACCAGAGCGCCCAGCGCTCACCCGTCTGGACCCAGCCAGATGGAATTGGGGCGGAGCGGAAGCCGTTGGAAGAGCGCATGGCCAGAAGGATACGGCTGGCGGTCGCATATCCTGCGAAGGTGACCGGGACCCGAATGAGCTGCCTGAGAGGTCGGATCTGGCCCCTGGAATCGTCTAGCAGCGTGGAATCACCCGCTCCGCATCTTCGACGGCCTGCGGTAGCCGACATTGCCAGATTCAGCCGTAAAAGGAAACGGGCCCCGTCGTTAAACGGGGCCCGCTCCCAACCTCAATAGATCCGATTAATAGCCAGTCTTGTCTAAGAACTTCATGATTAAACTCCTTTCGGGGGTGGAACGAACCAACTTAGACGTGCGGTTTGATGCCGTTCGCATTTCTCGCCTCCTCCTCCTCCTGATGTCGCCTCTTCTGCCACTGCGCTCCGAGGTCTTCCAGTTCGAGGTACGCCCGGGAGTACTTAGTCCCAGACCTTGCACGGAGAATAAACGGTCCGAACACCACGGCGGCTCTTATCACTCTGGTCGCCTCTATGCCATAAGCATAGCTATTTTCGACTACTCCAGCCTTAACAGCGGCACAGAACTCCTCGAACTCGTCCAAGTACGCACTTATCACGCCCTCGGCCTCGCGGTCAGCCATCAGGTCCGTGAGGGCCGTTGGTGACATTGCGGTCAGGCTTGTGAAGGCCTCGTCGAACTTGTGTTTCTTAGCGACCACCCGCACCTTATCGGCCAACTCTCTCGTCACCAGATCACCGAAAAATTGGTGATAGGAAAGAGTCTTGTTCCAAATCGCAGTCTGAGCAAGCTGCTTCGCCGTTAGCGCCAATTGTTCCACGCTGCAGGACGCCTGTTGGTTCGCGAGAGTCAACTGCTCCACGCTGCAAGCCGCTTGTTTGTTAGCGGCCGAGAGCTGCAATCCCAAAAGAAGGACGGACCCCAGCCCAAGCACGATGCCTGCCGTCTGAACTATCAGGACGTAGTTCGGGATCGTCCGATCCACATCCTCCAAGCTGTATGCCGCCAATCCAGCAACCCCAAATACCACCACGCCCGCTATGACAGCCGCCCAGAGGATTGGTCTTTGAATCCCTTCTCTTTGCTTTCCGGTCACGTCCATGCCCCCTTCAACGTGAACGAAATGTATACGAAGCCTTCGGGACCCGCAACCAACTCCCGCTCTCGACTTTGGCCAGCGCGAAGTTGTAGGGATAAGCTCTCACGCTGCCAACCGGTGCTCGTAGAAGGGATGCCGCTTGTCGTCGTAGACCGCACGACCCCGCCGGGGAACTGCCTGAATCTTTCAGCTTGAGTGCCGGCGCGGCGCTGCTCACGCGCCCCCGGGTTGAGCTGCCTGCGGCCCCGGATCCGGCAAGGTCAGGATGCCCGCCTTGGCCGGCCGGCACCATCGGGCAACCTCGCCCTGCTGGGTCAGGCTGTCCCTACACGCCCCGGGCACGGCCAGCCGGACTACCCTGCAGCCATGTGCGGCCGATTCGTCCAGCTGCCCGTTGTCGACTTCGGCCAGCCGGGGCTGGCTGACCTTGCCCCCGGCCTGGCGGAGATCCAGCCCAGCTACAACCTCGCGCCTACGCAGCGCGCCTCGGTGATCCTGGACCGGGGCGAAGGCCGGCAGGTCACCCGCCTTGCGTGGGGCCTGCTGCCGTTCTGGGCCAAGGCCCTGGGCCTGCAGGGCTCAACCATCAATGCCCGCATCGAGACGGTGGCCACCAAGCCAGCGTTCCGGTCAGCATTCAAGAAGCGCCGCTGCGTGATCCCCATGGCCGGCTACTACGAGTGGTCGGTGAGCCCGATCGACGAGAAGAAAGATCCTTGGTTCATCCACGCAACTGGGCCGCTGCTGGCCGCCGGCCTGTGGGAGGACACCAGCCCGCTGCTGCCCGAGGGAAACCTGGGCACCTTCACCATCATCACCGGCGACAGCAGCGGCGTCTCGGCCGACATCCACGACCGCATGCCGGTGTGGCTGCAGGCCGGCCAGATCGATGAGTGGATGGCAGCCGGCCCGGACGACGCGATGGCGATGCTGCTGGCCAGCGAGCCGCCGGCGATGGAGGCCTACCGCGTCAGTCGCGCGGTGAACACGCCGCGCAACAACCGAGAGGATCTGCTGGCCCAGGTCGAGTGAGGCAGAGCCGACCGTGGTCGGCCCTACCAGACGGGCTAGATTTCGATCCCGCTGACGGCCAAGGACGCCTTTGCAGAAACGTACAGGGCGTCCATTTCAGCCTTGCTGAGCGCCCCGGTGATGAACGCGACAAGCGCTCCTTCAGCCGGTGCCGTGTGCAAGGTATTCCCGAGCACCCGAATGGCACCGGCGGGGATTGCCGGGGCAGGAATGGTGGCAGTGACGGTGGTATCCGTCCTGGGACGATAGAGAGACCCCTGCGTGCCCGCCACATTGAAGACGGCAAAGAGCGCCTCCCACCGGTCACCGCCAACCGGGGACATCTGGGCGTAGGTTCCCCCGTTGATGCTCAGGGCGGCATTCAACGAGTCTTTGCTGCGAACCACGCCGTAGGACGACGCTCCATTCGCCGCTGACCCACCAAGCCACTGCAGCGAGCCGGCCCCAGCAATGGTCCGCTGCCGGCTCACCGTCAGGATCGTCAGGTTTCCCGACGGCATGTTCTGCCCGGAGATACCCAAGGTCTTGCCAGCGTTCGTCTGTGCCGAGTAAGGCGTGAAAGTAGGATCAGCTCCCGTATCCACCACCGCGACGGCAGGCCAGCCGCCGGCTCGCGGAGCAGCGGAATATGCGGCTGAGTTGCGCAGCCGATAGGCGCCGAGCGTCGCTGCCGGGAATGCGATCGGCGGTTCCAGGTCCAAGATCAGCGAGCCGCTGAACTGCGCGCTCGGGAATTGTCGAATAAGGGTGCTCATAACTGATTCCTCGGTCAGTAGTTGATGGTGTAGCGGCACGCCATCGAAAGCGGCGGCTTTGCAACGGTGTGGAACCCGCCGTCGTTGAGCACTGTCATTTGCTGGCCCTTTACGTGGATTCCTTCGATAGCTTGCGAGCCCTGGAGCGTGTACTGGCGCTGCTGGGCGCCGGTGGCCATGCTGGCTACGTACACCGCGCCGTCTGCACCATTTGCGCCGGCTGTGTACCAAAGGCTGTCGGTCTCCGGGACGTAATGGGCCTGATCGTGATCAGGCCTGATGCCAGTCACAGTCCTGATCCTGAGCCCAGTGGAGCAGGAGAAGACGTCGACGCTGCCGGTGTTATACCTGGGAAGAATCAATGCATCCTCGGCGGCCAGGCGCGCCACTGCGTTGGGAATGAATCCGGTGTTGATGGTGTCGGGAAGAAGCGCCCCCGTCAGGTCCATGTGCCGCACCAAGTTGCTCCCCTGATCCGCAAACCAGAACGTGTTGTCCGATTCGTCCCAAGCGACGCCCTGAAGCGATCCGACAGGCGAAAACTTGTCGTACACGGTGAACTCACGCAGCACCCGGCTGAAATCGGGAGCAAGAATTACGATCGAGCACAGATAGGCGGTGGATCCCTCAATCGTGCGACCATCGTTCGCCACCAACCAACAATTGGTCCAAGGGCCAGTCGTGATCAGGGCCAGACCCGTGCACGTGAACCCACCGCTCGGGTTCGCGCCGCTCACACCGTTCGGCATCAGTGCAAACGACGCTGGGGTGAGCACACTTCCTCCTGGGAACACCTCCCGGCCATCGTTGTAAGTGATTTTGCCGACGCGGCCAAAGGCATCAATGTCGATCATCATTGCGCCTGGGAACTGCGCCGAAACGTCGCTCTGGAACTGGGTATAGACATCTTCCACGTTGAGCTTTCCAGTTGCCACAGCTTCTCCATTCGGTCCCTTTGCCACCAGGTGGTTGCCCACGCGCGTCGCCAGAAATCCGGCCGTGCCGGAGCCATAGAGCGCGAAGCACACGTTCTCGCTACCGTCAGTCCATACCTCAAGCGGTTCGTCGCGGACGGTAGGGCCGAACTTGCCTGCGACAGCCTCGACGGCGGACTTGTCCGCCTTCTGCGCCAGCATGTCTGCCCGCAGAAACTGCCACTGGGCTCCGCTCGCAGTCCAACGGTACTGGCCCGCGCCAGCGCCATTCAGAACGAATGCGCCTTGGCCGTCAAAGGACCCGGCGATTGCCTGCAGCGCAGCCAGAGTGTCAGCGTAGATCGCGCTCGTTGATTGCCCAGCCTCGACGTTTTCCATGCGAGCGCTCAGAGAAGCGTCGACGTCATCGATGCGTTGGTTCAACGTGCTTTGCGATGCAGCCAGCTGCTGCGGCTGCACTGAGCTATCGGCCAGCTGCCCCTGCAGCGACGTGGCAAAGGCTCCGGCGGGCTCAAATGCCGCGGTTCCGAGAGTTTCGGTTACGCCTTGCAGCGTCCTAATGCGGTAGTCGATCGACGTTTCATCGGTCGATCCGTCCGCGCCTACCTTTCGTTGCACAGCTTCGATCGCGTCGTTGGCGTCGCCGTGCTGCTGCGAGTGAGTGCGCGCCGTGGCCTGACTGGTGTCGGGCCGCGGGTTCTCGAACTGGTCGATTTCGGCAGGAAATTTCGTAGTCATCGGGCTACCTCAGGAGATGCGAACGCAGAGGACGGAACCGTTGCGGTACATCGCACCGACGGCCACACCAGCGGTTGCGGCTGCGGCGTCATCAACGGCGTTGGGAAGGGTGGCCAGCGAAGCGATGGCCACGAAGTCGGTGGCGGCGCGCGTGGCGGCAGTGCCAAGGCCGAGGGCATCGGCGATGTCGGTCGCGGTCACGTCGCCCTGCAGGCCCACCACGGAACGGGTGGCATCCACGTCCGCTGCGTCCAGCGAGACGGTGCCGGTCTGACCGTTCACGGATTGCACCAGGTCGGGCGGCGTCTGCAGCAGCGTCCAGTCGGCCATCGTGCCGGCACTGCCGCCGTTCTGGATGTAGGTGCGGCTCTGGTCCGTGCGCACGGCGACATCGCCCTCCTGCGCATCCAGCGCCAGCTGCGCGGCTTGGCTGGTCACCACGAAGGTGGACGTGATCGCCAGCGCCGGCAGGTAATGCGTGGGGATCTTGCTGGCCGCATCCAGCGGCGCCAGGCCGTTGGCGGCGCCCTTCTGTGCGGCGATGCGCGCATCGGCGCGTGCATCAGCACGCGCGGCGGTGAAGTACAGGTTGCTGCCACCCTCAGCCAGGTCGTCGGTGCTTGCTGCCGCGGTGGCGATGACACGGCCATATACGTCGCGGGTGATCTTCAGCAGCGCCTGGCCGTCTTCGGTGTTGCCGACTTCCTCCAGCCGAACAACGGTATCGCCGTCCCGGCCGTTGCCGTTGACGATGGTAATGCCGCCGCCGGGGCGAAAGGTGCGCATGCGCCAGTCGGCGGGGCCCACAAGCACGGGATAGCCGATCCCCGACAGCTGGGCCAAGGCCATGATGTTGCGGGGCACGCCCGTAAGGTTGTCCCAAGGCGTGCTGCTGTTGCCGCTGCCGCCGCCGAGTTGGGCCGGATCGATCAGTGTCTTGCCATCTGCCGCGTACAAGTTGACGCCCACGATCGCGCCCTTGGTGGCATCTGCGTTGATGTTCACCACACGGCCGAGATTGTCCTGGAGCTTTACCTTGCTCACGGCTGGGTCTTCCCCTCGCCCAAGCTGCGGATCTCGCCCATGCGGTTGTCGCAGTCCTGCAACGTCACCAGGTTGGCGTTATAGGCGGCCACCACGGCCTCAACCGTGCGGGACGTGGCGCGTTTGGCCGGGCACGGCTTGGTCAGGCGGGCGTCGACCGGTACCTGCTTCTCGACGGGTACCAGCACCTTTTCCGGAATGGCCGGTCGCTGCGGCGCGCTGGCACACCCGGACAGCACCAGCAGGATCAAAGCAGCGGGATGGAATCGCACAGGGTCTGCTCCAGTTGCGCCCGGCACGCGGGCTGGGTCTTGGCGGCCTGCAGGGCCTTCTCGGCGGCAGTTGCGCGTCGCTGGCCCTCAGCCGCTGCCTTTTCGGCACGGCGGGCCGCGGCATCGGAGGCCTTTCGGGCTGCCTCGGCCGCATCGATGGATGCCTGGGTCTGCCGGTTCACCTCCTGCAGCAGTTCGCCGGCGGCGTTGGCCGCACGCAGGTTCTCTGCAGCCTCGGCGCGCGCGCCTTCCAGCTGTCGCTGCACGGTGTCGATCTGTTCCTGGTCCTGTGCAGCCTGACGATCCTCACCACGCTGGCAGCCGGCCACGAACAGGCCGCCGGCAAGCAGCGCCGCAAGGCCCCAGCGCATCAGGTCCGCATACGGCCGGATTGGGTCAGGGATTTGCATCGGGGCGCCTCCGGGCCTTCAGCACGCGGGCCACCACGCCGACCGCGCCAAGCGCACGGATCGACCACTTCGCCGGCTCGGGCAGCTCGTCCATCCAGCCCATGGCGGCGATCGCGTCGTACATGTCCGGGAACAGGCACACCAAGCCGAACACCCACACCGAGGCCAGCTTCCAGGCACGGCGCCACCCGTCGATCAGCTCGACCTTCATTTCAGCCCCCTGAGCTGCTTCAGCTCCTTGATGTCGGCCTTGTTCTGCTCGACCTGCACGGCCTGCTTGGCCAGTTCGAGCTTCAGCGCCGGCACGTCGGCCAGCTGGGTGTTGAAGGTCTGCAGCTGCTGCTGCACGGTGGCCATCTGCTGGTTCGTGACCTGCTGCTGGGTCAGCACCGCCTGCATGGAGCTGATCAGCCAGTACCCACCAGCAACGATGAATCCGGCGAAAGCGGTCACGAACCACTTTTCCACCGGGCCGAGGGAAACGCGGGTGCGGCCGTCCTGGCTCGGCTGGGCTTCCATGCTCATACGCCCCCACCCAGAGTGCCGCCGGCCTTCTTGTAGATCTGCCGCAGCTTCTCCAGGCTCTGCTCGTGCTGGCCGTAGTTGGCGCCCGGCAGGCTGGCCCACTCCTTGGCGCACAGGGCCACGGCGCGGTCGAATTGGCCGGCCTTCACCGCATCGAGCGCGCGGCGGCCGCGGATCAGCTCGATGCAGCCCTTGTCTTGGCTCAGCGGACCGAAATCGGGCAGCTTCAGCCTCGCCTGCAAGGTGGCCCAGGTCCGTTTCAGGAACTGGTACCGGCCAGCAGCAGTGGAGCTGAGCGTGGAATTCAGCCGCACCAGCCGTTCGGGGTGCTTGCTGAGGTCGGAGAACAGGCCGCCGCCCACTAGGACGTCGTAGCCGTGCTGTTTGGTCGGCTGCCGGCCGTTATCGGTCCCCTCGGACCAGGCCAGCATGTCCAGGAACGCCACGACGTTCTGCCCGCCCGCCTCCCGTGCTGTGATTCGTGCCACTGTCGGCCCCCTTGGAAGTGATGGGCCTACGGTGCCTTCAGGGGGTAGCGGTTCAATGGGCGCTGGACGGGCATCCATGCGCGCGGGCTAGAATCCGAGCTCCAACCAAGGAGATAGGTAGTGGCAATCGAAACAGCTGCGTTTGTATTGGGAAAGGACATCGATTCAGAACTTGGAACCATCTATTTCTCCGATTCCACCTGGTTCCTCAGGGTGCGACTCGAAGAACTGGGTCGCTTCTTCGAAGGCTCAATCGCTCTCACCGGCGAGGAACGCGGCGCCTTCCGTTCAATCGACTTTGGGAGCACCTGCCTCGGACTGGCCCCCGGGCTGGAATTCATCGGTAAGACGATAGGGAGTCCGATCGGTCCGGGCAAAGCTCCGGTTGGCGCTCTCGTATGGAGCGAACATGGTCTGCGATTCATCGCTGGAAAGGCAGATAGTCCCTTCTCCGTCGCATTCGATGGGCTGACGGTAGGTGGAGTCCACCCGACCAAATCCTTCTTTACTACGCACTGGGGTCTGTGGGTGGCGAACGAGGATGGGCAAGCAATCAGCGACGAGCCGGCTTTCGTCGTCCAGCTTTGATAAGAGGCCCGGGCAACCGGGCCTTTCCTTTTGGCGCGGGGTGCCCGCTGGGCTGGTGGTACCATCCGGGGAACGCAGGGAGGCATCATGGGCTGGAAGGCAATAGTAATTTTGGCAGCTACCGTTGTGCTTGGCGGGTGCTCGACATTTGGACAGCCGGCGTACTGCTCAGGGATGCTGGAACAGAATCGTGCTGTGATGGCTGCGAAGAGTGACGTTTCAATCGCCTACATCGCAACAGCACTTGCGAAGCTTGAGCACGGTGGCGAATGCGCGTGCCCCGATGACAAGGACTCCATCGGAGAGGTCTGCGGTGGAAGAAGCGCGTACAGCCGCATGGGGGGATCCCAGCCATACTGCTACGCCGATCAGGTCCCAGCCTGGGTCATACCGCGCGTCAGAGAGGCGTCCGCTCATGAGGCACTCCCCTTTGAATGCGGTGGCAGCGGCACGACCCAACTACTCGACTTCTAACAAGGAACTGAAAATGGACGACAGATTCAAGGATGCGGGGCAGTTCCACCCGGAGAAGGCGTGGAGCGAGATCCGGCGGAAGGACTGGGAGCGGAAGCACGAGGCCAGCCTTGGACTCAAAGGCTGGGGCCTGTTGATAGCGCTATTTTTGTCGATTGTCGGTACCGTTGTTTGCGCCCTTCTGTTCGTCGGGCATTACTTTCTCTAGTTCTGCGGCAATGTCCGCCAGTTTTTGATCACCAGTGCTGGACGCAATGTTGCGCAAGGATGCGAGCGATCCGATCACCGACCCTACTGGCGCCGTGGTCGCTCGAGAAAGCCAGCGCACAGCTGGCGGGTAGGTCAAGATGCGGGCAGCGACATTCGCCCCCGCTCCACCTAGCAGTAGAGTGCCTGTGGATGTACCAGTAAGGTCCATCAGCGAGGCCACCAGCGCGGCGCCATAGGTGTACGCCGCAGCTCGATTGCCTGTTCCGCTCGGATTGGCGAACACCTGCGATCCGCTTTTGATGTTGTCAGCCACCCGTGCGATCTGGTCCATATCCTTGGCGAACCCGGGGCCGTAGTGGCCGAACAGCTCCCGCCGTGCCTCGTCGGAAAGCTTGCTCCAGTTCGTCATGAACGTGCCTGGGCTGAACTGCTCGGCAGGCAACCCGGCCTGGCCCGGCGTCGGGCGGCCCATGCGGTTCAGCACCGCGGCCGTCAGCGACTTCTTCCCATCATCCGGCAAAGCCTCCATCACGCGCTTCAGCGTGGTTCCGCCTTCGCCAGCACCGGCCATCACGGCGTTGTAGACCTTCTCCGGGCCGCCAGCCTTGTTCACCACGCGCTCCAGCTGCTTCAGCTGCTCCTGCGTTGACTTGAAGTAGGCGTTGGCGCGCGCCAGCGCCTCGGGGGCCTTGCCGCCCTGAGCCTGCACAGCCGCCTCGATGTCGTCACCCATGGCGCGGTACACGCCGCGCAGCTGCGAAGTAGCTCGGTCAGGGGTCAGCGTGAAGTCGAACAGGCCGTTGCCCAGGTTCGACCGCAGATCCTTGAAGGTCTGGTAGGGCAGCGCAGTGCCACCTTCGCCCAAGTCCGAGGCGATGTTGCGCGCCAACTGCGTGACCTCGTCCGGGATCATCGACGCGGCGGACGCCGGCGCGCCGGGATCGACCGCAGTCAGCCGTGCAAGCTCGGCATTGGTCCGATCCAGGCGTACTGGGGTATCCGACGGCACCAGCTGGTCCACGGCGTCATACAGCGCCCGGCGGCGTGCGGTGACGTCGCCCTTGAAGGCCGCGACGCCCTTTTCGATGGCGGTGCCGGCGTTTTGCCGGGTGGGATCTGCCGCCAGTGCGCGCGATCGCTCCCCGAGGTTCCTGGCGATATCTTCGCCCTGCCCCTCGGCGAAACGGCGCATCACCCCCGAGCTGGTCGGCGCGCCCGCCAGCAGGTTTTCCACACCCTGCAAATTGGTGTTGCCCGATGCCTGGCCGACGGAGGGTGTCGTCCCCAGCGCTTCGAAGTCGGCGATGGTGTTCCGCATAGCCTCGCCGGAACGGCCACGCACTGCACCTCGCACAGCTGCCGCGCCGCCCTGCATGAGAGCCGCCGGGCCGATGCCACCGGCAAGTGCGGCCGCCAGCTGGCCAGCAGGACCAGCACCACTCTCTCGGGCCAGCCCGGCCGCACCAGAACTGCCGATCGTGCTGATCGCCTGCAGCACTGGCTGAGCAGTGAGAAATTCTCCAGCGCGCTCGGCAAGGCCCGGGACCGCCGTAGGCGCCGGCGCCGCTGAAGTCAGCGTGGGTGCCACCGCACGCCCCGCATTTAGGGCCGCGCCGCCACCCAGAGTGAGCGCAGTGCCGGTCAGTGCTTCGCCGACATCTCCCAGCACGCGGTCGCCAGCAGTCTGTGCCTGCGGCAGGCCCAGCACATCGGCCAGGCGAGCTGCATTGTCGCGGAAGCTGGCCACGGGACGGCCGGTGACCTTCGTTTCCAGCGCGCCCAGGGCATCGCCACCCAAAGCGCCGAGCAGGCTGCCGCCTCCCTGCAGCACCGAGCGCAGGCTGAACGCCGCATCCCTCAGCGGGCCAGCGCGCCACCCGTCGGCCTGCCGGCCAGCCGCAGTGCTGTCGACGGCAGATGTGACCTCGGAAAAGTCCGGCGGCAGCGCCTGCACCGCTGGAAGATCGGTGACCGGCATCTGCCCTCCGCCGAACTGTCGCTGCAGCACTGCATTGATCTGGTCGTCAGGCATGCCGTCTGGAAACTCGGCGATGCTCCCATCAGGCAGCTCAACTTCGATCGGCATTACTCGATCCTCCCGGTGGCCGGGTTGAAGCGACGGCGCGCCGGAACAGGTGACACCGGCACCGGTGCATCACCACCGCCGAACGCCTCTACCGCGCTGGGCATCGCGCCCGGACTTGCGCCGCGGCCATAGTTTCCGTTGATCAGCGCAGCCTTGCGCTGCTGCAGCTGGATTGCGCGCTGGTTGATTTCCTCTAACCTGTCGAACGCACGCTTCAGCGTCTGCGCGTCGTTGGCGGCCATCAACTCCTCACCGGCACGAATGGCATCGCCTTCGGTCTGCACGCCCTTGTTGAGGCGCAATGATTCGTTGACGATCTTGGTCTTGTCGGCGTTCAGCTCGGTGATGTTGACGTCGTTCGCATTGGACATATTCAGACCAGTCCTGATTCGACCGGCGATCCGAGCGCCCGGGCCGACGTCCAAGGTTCCATTCGTAAGACGGTTGCGATTCTTCCCGATGATGTCGCCAAGGACTTGCGTGGCGCCAAGGGCTTCCTCCACACCCAACAGTTCCTTCAGCGCGCCGACCGGCAGCGGGGAAGTACCACCAGCGGTCTTGCCCCCTGGGTTCCATTGGCCAGCACGCTGCAGCGCGAACTGGGCGCCGTCGATGCCCATGGCCTGCCGGGTGCGCGCCGCAGATGCGAACGAGCTGGCGGCGCTGGCATCTGAGGCGCGTGCGCGGGCGGCATCAGCCAGCATGCCGGCGCGCCCCTGCTCGGTGGTGTTGATCCCGCCGCCGCCGGGCAGCAGCCGGTTGTTGATCAAGTTCTGGCCTTGGATGGCGGCCAGCTCGACGGGGCCGTTCGCCACGCCCATCAGGTAGGCGTTGCCGCCACCGAAATCACCGGCCAGCGCTCGAGCGACCGCGCCTTGGCGGAAATCTTGCTCCTGCAAGTCGCCGCGGTACCCGCTGAGCTGCGTCGGGTTGAAGCCCGCACGGAATGCATTGGAAAGTACACTGGCCTGCTCAGGCGTATACCCGGCATCGGCCAGGCTGGCCTGGAACTGGTCTCGCGCCATCGCCTCGTCGCGCTTGATCTGTGCACCGGCCAGCAGCGTGGCCAGCTGTGCGGCACGCGTCTGGCCGGCCTGATACGCGCGCTCCTGTCCAGCGCCGCCGCCCGCAAATGCTTGGCCCAGAGAGGCCCATCCGTTCGTCGCCATCTCAGCGCCCCCACAGGTTCGAGTTCTGGTACCAAGTACCGGCCTGGTTTCCGAAGTTGGCCGTAGCGCCTGCATTGGTCTTGGGCGCAGCACCACCACGCGTTGCCATGCCGCTACCGATGCCCTGCGCGATCTGGCCTGCGGCGGTCAGCCACGGGTCGGGGCGAATGGCCTGCAGCCGGAGCTGCGCGAGGAAGTCATCGCTGGCCGCCTCGCGCCCGATCAGGCCCAGCTGCGACGCGAGATTCCCGCTCTGCAGCGCCTCGCGCCTGCGCTGTTGCTGTGGCGCATCGATGCGTGCCATCAGCCCGGCTGCGCGCTGGCCGTAATCGCTGATGCCAAGCGCGGCATCATTGGCCGACGCCCGGTAAGCGTCACTGACTGCGCCACTCTGATTCAGGCCCCGGCTTGCCGCCATCTGCGCGGCCTGCGACTGGTCCATCAGGCTGCGGGTGACATTGGCCCGCTCGGCGCTGCCGTCGTCGGTTGCGCGCTTGGTCAGCAGCTGGTTCACCGCATAATCGGCCCGCTCCTGGTTGGCCGCCTGCTGGTAGATCCGGTTCGCCGCCTGGTTGTCGGCCTTCTTGGCAGCCTGGTGCTGCGTGAACTGCTGCGTTGCGGCGCCGATCACCGCAATGGCCGTTGCGACCCACGTCATGGCTGTGCCTCCAATTCCAGCGGCTCGTCGTCGGGCATGATCACCAGCGCCTCGATCCGCTCCAGATCTGTTTCGTCCGTGAGGTGGACGGTTACCAGTTCGCTCGGCGCGTGCGCGTAGATGGCGCGCTTCATGCCAGCCGGCGAGTCGATGACGTGGAAGCCCTGCAGCTCCACCATGCCGTCGGCAGTGCGCAAGGTGACGTGGCCAGAGACAATCAGGGCGTGCCGGAAGCGGTGACGCTTCCCCACCACCAGCGCGCCGGCCGGCATCGACATACGGCGCAGATACTGGCCGGGGAGGAATGTGTGCTCCACCGGCATGTCTGCCTGCGGCAGCTGCGCGCACAGGTCCTGCAGCTGCACGATGTCAGCCAGCGAAGGCTGGCTCACCAGCCGTGCCATGGTGCTGATCACGTCAGGCAGCGCGCTCATCGTGCACCGCCGTAGCCGAAGCCGGGCTGGTACAGGGTGTTGTAGACGTCGCGGAAGCCACGGCGATCTGCCGCTGCCTCGCGGCTGCGGTTGTACACGTCGGCCAGGCCGCCGAAGATCTCGCCCAGCGAGTCAGCCCGCAGTCGCCCCTGCGCGGCCTGCAGGTTGCCCTGCAGCGCCTGCGCCGACTGCGTGGCGCCGCTGGTCAGGCTCATTCCGCCGGCGACCTGCGACAGCAGGTTCTGTCGTGAGGTCTCGTCCGATGCCTTAAGGTCGGCCAGCGCTCCCTGCGCCAGGCGCTCGGCATCCAGCACGCCGCGCTGATAGTCCTCGCCCAGGCGACGGTTGGCGTCTACGGCCGCGGATCCGCCGGCGAGACCGCTGCGGGCCATGGCGAACTTCAGGCTTCGGTCTGCCTGCTCCTTCTGCCGCCCCAGCTCGCCGCCGTAGAAATCCCGAGTGGCGCCCAAGAAGTCGTCGTAACCGGCCTGGCGCGAGGGTGCGCTGTACATCCGGTTCACCTGGTCGGTAGCGCGATTGATGTTCGAAGTTCGCCAAGCCTCGGTCTGTGATGCGGCATTGGCCGCCTTGCTTCCGCTACTGCCGCCCATCAGGTACCTCGCATACGTGAAAAGTGAGCGATGTCCTCGCCGTTGGCGCCCTGCCCGCTCCAGACACCGTCGTCCTGCATCCCCAGCGATCGTTCGAACCACTCGATGGCTGCCAAGCGGTCAGCCAGAGCGTTCACCTGCAGCCGCCGCGCGCCGGCCTCGAACAGCTGGTCGATCAGCCAGCGACTGGCCTTCGTCATGGCGCGCCACTGCTCGGCCCAGCCCTGCTCCGTGCCAACCATCCACGATTGCCAGATCCCCGGGCCGACCGGCTCGAATCCACCAGCGGCAGCCGGCGTGCCATCGGCGCGCAGAACGGTGAGGGCATACGGGGAGGAAGTGGCCCAGGCATTCACCAGCGCGTGTGCGGTGGTGTCGGGGCTGTAGCCGGTGCCGCCCAAGACGGCCCGGAACTGGCGCTGCTCTTCGTGCCGAAGGATGTCGGCCAGCACCACCAGGTGGAGTGGCCGACAGGGCACGACATTGCGCGGGAGACGGGGGGAAATCATGCCGAAATGCTGACTTCCTACCCCCCTTGATCAATGGTCACGCCATCGGGCGGAAGTCCTGCACATAAAGGCCGAAGGCATTCCACTGCCACGCCTCGGTGCCGTCGTAGACCAGCCGCACCGCAAACGTCGGCGCCGCCATCGACATTGGCACCGGGCCACCGGTGAGCGTGTCCGGATCGACCTGGTATGCAGGGGTGAACGCCCCGCCGTTGGTCTGGTCGAAACCGACCTGAATGCCGACCTTGCCCCGCCCGACCACCTCGAACCCGTACAGCATCTTCGTGACGCCCGCCGGGCCGAAGTCCAGCCACGGCCACTGGATCACGCCTTGGAAGGGGGTGAACACGCCTGGGGAGAGCTCGTCCCCGATCGCACCGTCCACCATGCGATAGATGCGGTTGGCCGAACGCAGATAGAGTGCGTCGCCCTGGATGGCCCAGGTGTGCACCTCGAACGGGAAGACATACCGCGACCAGGCGCCCACCTGCCCGATCTGGGTCATGGTGTAGACGAACACCTCTGTCTGGCCGTCCTTCGCGAACATCAACCAGTACTGGCCAGCGGCCGGGAAGTACAGGCCGCGCGGCACCACCGAAGCCTGCGCCAGCCATGCCTGCACCAGCGGGTCGATCGGCATGCCTACGTCGCCGGCCTGGAAGTTGGTGCTGCTGGCAGCGATGCCCACGCTGCGCACGCCCTGGCTGGCCAGGAACAGCAGGTCGTTGCCCACGGCTGCGATGGCGCGGTGCTGGGTGCTACCCACCGGCAGCGCGTCGAGCAGCGACATGCTGGCCGGATCTTCATCGATCTGCCACAGCTGGAATGCCTCGGCGTTGAAGACGGTCAGGTTGCCGCGATAGAGCCCCATCGCTGCCACTGGGTTGGCGCCGTAGTTCTGCAGGCCGGTGGGCAGGAACCCTGCATCGTTGGCGCTACTCCAGTCCTTCGGCGCCACGGTGGCGCTGTAGGGCACGGTGTCGCCATCGCCGGCGAAGACCTTCGAGGCACCGATCAGCACCACCTTGCTGTTCGGGCAGTTCGGGTCCTCCACGCGTCGGCTCACGGCTTGCCACGTCACGCTGCCATCCGCGACGGTGCCGCCCACGCTGGTCGGCCATGCTGGCTCACTGCCGCCGCTGACGTACAGCGGAGAGGCCGTCCAGGTCACGCGGGTGACCGCGACAGCTTCCCAGGTCACCCCGCCATCGACCACGCGCTTGCCCAGGATGTTCGGCCAGGCCGGTTCCGTGGCACCGGTATGAGCTACCACATCCTGCACGGCGCGATACACCAGGCCAGCAGGGAGACCGTTCACCGCTCCACTGACAGTGAGATTGTCGGCGTAGGTCAGGTGGTCGTGGTCACCCACCGACCACAGCGCGACGACGGCCCTGGCATATGCCGCGCCGCTGGGCTTCTGCGAGACGGCAGTGGAGATCGCCGCATCGCTGCTGACAATGTTCCCCTGCGCGTAGGAGATCATCACGTCGTCCTTGTCGTACCACCGGACCTCCACCCAGCCGCGCGTGGCGCCGGCCTTGGCCGGTCCTTGCTCAATCAGGCAGTTCGCCGTGAGCGATGCTCCATCAGCGACCACAAAACGCGCCTTGTTCACCGCGGCGCCGTCGCTGATGCGCCCCGGCAGTTGCAGCTTGCCCGCAACGATCTGTGCACCGCCTTCCAGATCCCAGCCGGTGTTGCCGTCCGTGAAGTTGCCGTTGATCGGTGCCGTGTCCGTCGGACTGGGCAGGTCCACCGGCCGGATCAGGTCGCCCTTGGCTACCTGCTTGGCAGCAGTCCACTGCGGCACCGAGCCGCCGGCCGTGCCGCTGCCGGCATTCCCCAGCGGGTTCTCCAGTGGAACGTCCTCGTTCACGGTGCCGCCGGTAATGGCTGGCCACTGCGGCTCAGTGTCGCCGGAGCGCGCGTTCGCTCCGCTCACCGAGCTGACCGTGTACTTGAAGCCGTTGTTCGCCGTCGGCACTACCACGTTGCCCACCGTGCGCGCCGCGTAGGCCTCCCACGTGGCGTGGCCAGCACCGGTGTCGACCAGCGAATAGGCCAAGCCGTTCGGGGCGGTCGGGCTGACCAGCGCGCCCGGCAGGTAGGTGGTGTTGGCTGCCCACGGCTTCCCCTCTTCCAGCCAGTAGTGATAGGTCGACCCGTCGGAGAACTCGGCCACCACGTACAGGAACCCAAGGTATGGCAGCGAGTAGTGGATCTCCTTCAGCGTCGCCGCGCCGTTGCTCGGGTGCTTCAGCACCACCACCGAGTAGCCAGGGCCAGCCGGCATCACCTGGTCGGCGTACACGACAAACGCTCCCTTGAAGGAAGTCAGCCCGATCGTCCCGGGCGGCAGGTCCAGCTGGATACGCGCAGCCTGGCGCATGCGGATGGTACGGGCAGCGGTCACGTAGCCATTGAGCAGGTCGAACAGCGCATCCTCCGATGCGCCGCCCTTGTCGCGCAGGCGGGTGATGCCGGCCTTTACGGCGGTCAGGTAGGTGGCGCGCATCAGTAATCCTCCGGCCAGCCGCCAACAGGGATCGGGCGCCGCGCAGGCGGGATCTGGCGCGTGCCGGGAATGTAGCGTCGAGTGCCATGGGACCCGGCGATCAACTGCCGCACGTAGGCCTGGGCCTGCTGCATGTAGTTGCCCGCGTCGGGCTGCTTGTAGTGCGCCTTCGCGTTCGCCAGCGCGTGCAGGAAGACCGCGCGGCTGTTGACCGTCAGCAGGTCGTCGTCACCGTTGAGCCACTTCAGCCCGAGGTGTCCACGGATCTTGATCGTGTAGGCGCGGTCTGGCGCCGGGAAGATCTCGATGCAGCCCGTGATCCGGTAATAGGCTGGCTTGCTCAGCGAGGTGCTGGTGTACAGCACCGGGTTGATGCCCTCTATCAGCGGCGTCCACTGCACGTCGTCCTGAATGCCTGCCCACGTGATGCGCCGGAAGTCCAGGTACTGGTCCAGATCCAGCGGCACGTCGTACAGGTTGGCGCCGGGCACGCACTGGATAGTCCACCAGCGCTCGGTGCGCAGTTCCTTGTACTGCTGGTACAGCTGGTCCTGAGCATCGCGAATGAAGCTGTCGACCATCGCATCGAGGTCGAATGGCCGGCGCTGCGCCATCTCCTGCAGGCGGCCGTAGTAGGCCTCGGCGTCCTTCTGGCCGTACTTCGCCTTCGCATCGGCGATCGCCTGCATTTCCACGGCCACGCCGTCGATCAGGGTCTTGTCGCCCCCGTCGACCAGCGGCGCCTTCCCGTCGCCATAGCGGTCCATGGCGTACCGCTGCAGGAGCGAGTCCTGCGCGGTGTTGATGATCTGGTCCACGTCCGCAGACTTGGCCACGGTGGTGATGTAGCCGCCCAGCTGATCGTAGTAGGCCTTTGCGTCCTGCTGGCCGTGGTGGGCCTTGCCGTTGGCCAGGGCCAGGAGGAAGACGGCCCAGGGGTCGAGCGTGGTCACATCGGCGTCGTCATGGAACGGGGCCAGCGGCGTGCTGACGCTCAGCCGGTACTGGTGCTGCAGCGCCACCTGCGCTTCGGAAAGGAAGTTGGTCAGCAGCTCCTTGACGCCCGGCGCCCAGGCATCGGACGTGGCCTGCGCGGAGAATCCAAGCCTGCGCAGCAGGTCCAGCCGCAGCGATGCCATCGTGCGCGGCGCTGGCGTGCCCACGTAGGTGAAGCCAAGCGCCGTCGATACCGTCTGCCGCAGCTGGTCGAACGTGCGCTGCACCTTCACCGGCTCGACCACGAAGCCAAGCCGGCGGATCACCTCCTGCCGTGCCTTCTTCAGGGACCATTCCACGCCCAGCGATGACAGGTTCACCTGGCCGGTGTCGTAGTTGATCGGCGCGTCATACCCCAGCGGGCTGTCGTAGACGTTGCCGCCGTTGACCATGATCGGTGCGTTGTTGCCGCCCATATCGTTCTCCAGAAAGAAAAAAAACGGCCGACCGAGTCGCCCCGGCCGGCCGCCAGCCCGCCGCCAGCGGACTTAAACGGTTTCGCTGCCCTGGTCGCCCAGCGCCGCGCTGATGGCGTCGATCACGCCCTTGCGGTTCTTGCCGGCCTTCTCGATCTCGGCCAGTTCCTGCAGCTCTTCATCGGTCAGGTTGTCCAGCGCTTCCTCGATCTCGGCGACGGTCTTGCCGGCGAGGGCTTCCAGCTCAGTCGGCTGGTCGTCTTCCTCCTCGTCGTCCTGGTCAAACTGCTCGGCTTCGTCCTTGGCCGCAGCGATGCTGGATGCCACCGCCTTGGCGAAGTCACGTTCGTTGCGGTAGGCGTACTTCAGTGCCTCGGAACCTTCCGCAGTGCGGCCGTACTTGTTCTGCAGGCCGGCGAACACTTCCGCCATATCGAAGTTTTCAACCTCGATGGCCTCGCGCTTCGACTCGCTGATGGATTCCGGCGGGTACAACTCTTCCACGATCGGCAGCTCGTAGTCGAAGATCTGCACCGGCAGCTTGGTGGTTGCGTCGCGGTCGATGACCAGCGTCAGCAACAGCAGGGATACGGTCTTGGCCATTACTGCACGCCCTCCAAGGTGATCGGCGCCGTCGCGGCGGTGCCAGTGCGGATGAAGTCCGGCAGGTCGGCAATTTCGACCACCGGGGCCAGGTTGGCGGCCGCGCTCAGCAGGGTGAACCAGCCCGAGCTGCCAGCGGCCGGAGTGCTGCCGTCGGCCGGTGCTTCGTGGCCCTGCAGCAGTACGCCGGTGGTCACTGCGGTGTTGTCGCCCAGGTTGGCCAAGCCTTCGCGGCCCCAGCCGCCCAGCAGCGGGGTCTTGTTGAGCTTGACGATGGTGCCCCCGGTCGGGAGCGTCTTCACGTTCGGCATTTCGTTCTCCTGCCGGCGAGGCATGCCCCCGCCGGCGTTGCGTGGGGTCAGGCGATCGAGAAGACCGCGTTGCTATTGCCCTTCTTCAGCGTCAGGCCGTAGTGCGCCGTCATGCCGAAGTAGTGGGTGTGGCGGTCGTACACGCGCGGCGGCGTGCGGCGGACCATCCAGCGGCCCTTCACCGGGCGCAGCTTCAGCGACTTGCTGTTGAGGAAGTAGCCGCGCTTCTTCCACGGCACGGCGATGGTGCCCAGCAGGTCGTCCAGGGCGTCGAAGGTCGGATCCCACACCACCGGCACGCCCTTGAAGGCCAGGGCCTTGGTGGACGGATCCAGGGTGACGCCGCCGGTGGCCGAAGTGCCCATGGTGATCTGGCGGCTCATGACCTTCAGCGCATCGGCCTGGATGGCGTCGTACATGTCCGAGCCGACCACGATGAAGTCGGGCGCACCCAACTTGCCGTAGGCGATCGACTTGCGCCACAGGGTTTCCAGGTGCGAGATCAGGTTGCCGGCGGTGGCGGTGCTGATGCCGATGTCGGCCCAGTTGCGCCAGTACGGCGTGGCCGCGCGATCGATGCCGCCGACGGTGCCCACGGTCGGGGTGGTGCTGACCAGCGCGTCCAGACCCGGAACGGCCTTCGGGTTGGTTGCGCCGTCCAGGTGCACTTCGATGTCCCAGTTCTCCTGGAAACCGTCCTTCAGGGTGGTCCAGTTTTCCTGGAGGATGTTGACGATCTGGATCTTCTCGGCTTCGGTCATCACCGCATTGCGGTCATCGGTGAGGATGATGCCGTTGTTGGCCAGCTCGGTTTCGTTGAGGGTGAAGCCGTCGAAGGCCTCATATGCCTGGAACGGCGCCAGGCGCACGGTCTTCTTGCGGTTGTAGGTGACCTGGTCGTCACCGGTGTAGTTCTGGTAGTTCGAGTCGTTCGTGTAGCGGATCTTCTCGTTGAAGACACCGTTGCCGAAGATCGAATCCTGGCGGTTCTGGATCAGCCAGTTGGCCAGCGGTCGCTGGGTGGTGAACTGGTCGATCGGGTCATTGGTCGCATAGGTCTGGAGCTGGGTGTTTGCACCAGACACCATCTGCGCAGCGGTAAGCGGCATAGGAATGGCCTCGGAAGGAAAGATGGCCAGCCCACAAGGGCTGAGGGTCTTTCCGCGTTCCGAGGGCGCGAGGCTCGTTACAGCGCTACCGGCGGCGAACCCGGCTTACGTCACACGCGGCGCGGCTGGTGTGCCGCTCGGTGGTCAAGATGCCAGCGCTGGTGGGCGCGTCAATGGGCGCTGGCGGTACACTCGGCGAGCCGGGGCAAGCCGGCTATCCACAAACAGGGGCAATGGAATGAGTTTTCCCGTAGCAGCTATCTGCGTCGCTGACGCATCCGCCGTTCCGACCGGCCATTACTTTTTCTTGAATGGAAACTGGTTCATCTCCGTCGATGCCAGCCAAGGCCGCGGTTCGCAATCCGCAATCTGTCTTTCTGGCGATGCCACCGGGCTGTTTGCTCCATCTCCGGCAGGCGAAGCCATCTACATTGGTGGCGGATTCAAGGTTGTTCCACGCGTCAAGAGCATTGAAGCATCGGTGACTGGACCTAAGAATCCGTGGTTCGGTTCGCTCATCCTCGGCGTTATGCCCCACATTTACACAGAGCAGCGCGGTCTCCCTCGGGTCTTCAGCATCGATGGATTCGAGCGTGATGGAGAGGGCCTGGCTGATAGCCGACGACGATTCGTCGAGTGGGAGGCGTGGCTGGTCGACTCGAACGGTAAAGATGTCCAGCAGCAGCCACTATTCGTCGTGGCTTCGCCAGCCAGCAAGGATTAAAGAGAAAGGGGCCGAAAGGCCCCTTCTCCGTTACTGCCCGCGCGCCCGGGCTGCCTGCACGCCCATGTCGAACGCGTTTTCGGGCGTGATCTGCTGCGCCACCGGTGCTGCAGAGTTCGCCCTTATCGGGTTGGGAGCGCTGCGCGCGACGGGTGCGGCAGCAGCAGGAGCGGCTACCGCGGTGGCCGGCAGCGCCAGGTAGGCGCGGTGGATCTCGGTCTGCCACTGCGCCGGAGGCAGCGTGCGCTGGATGATGTCGATCGTCGGCGTCAGCAGCACCATTTTCTGGTCGAACTGCGCATCACCAGCGCGGAGCTGCGCGCCCAGCTGCTGCACCGCCACCAGACCCTGCTGGTACTGCAGGTCCTGCTGCTGGCGCTCCTGCTGCGCCTGGGTATGGTTCTGCTGCAGCTGGCCGGTCTGCCGGTGCTGAGCCAGTTCCAGCGCCACGTCGCGGGTGATGTCGCCCGAGTTCACGCGGCCGGCCAGGTCCGGGTGCGCGCTCAGCGGGTCGAAGCCAGGCGCCTCGCGGCCCAGCTGCTGGCCCAGCCACTGCAGTTCGCCCTGCATGCGCTCGTAGGCGTCTGCCATGCGCCTCGGGTCGCCGGAGTTGATGTCGGACAGGTACCGCAGCGCGCCGCCGAACTGCTCCGGCGTGGCGCCGGTGCTCTGGACGGTTTCCTCCCACTGGCTGACCCGCTCGCGGGCATCCCGCGCCTGGGTGTGCAGCTCTTGGAAGCGCTCTGCCGCGCGTTCCTTCAGGCCCAGCTGCTTGACCTCGTCGTCAACGGT